AACTGCCGGCAAACTTTGAACATCTCTCCATTACCGACAATACGGGGTTAGTCACCTATGGGAATACGGCACCTCCAGCAGCAGCAGACGTGGCCGCTCTTATTCTTGTTACCCCAGCACAGAAAATAGTAACAAATGCATCGGGAATGGTTGATGCGAATGTTCAAGCAATAAACGATGTTTCTTTACAAGGTAACGGAACAGTTGGGACACCGTGGGGGCCTGCATGAGCATAGGTGTAAGGTGGGCAGCAAGTTCTTGGGCAGCTAATTCTTGGGCGAACGGATCATGGGGAAATTTTACCCTGACTGTCGCTGATAGCTCCCACGCCTTTGCCTCTGACAACATAGCACTCACTCAGGCGCACAATCTTGCGGTGGAAAATGCTGCCCATACCTCGACTTCCGACAATGCAATTTTGACGGAGAATAAGACGCTTGCGGTGGCAGACGCAATCCATGCTCTTGATTCGGATAACATCACGCTCTCACAATTTCATAAATTGGTCGTAAATGATTCTGTTCATGCTTTGGCTTCCGATAATCTTGTTCTCGTCGAAAATAAAACCTTGGCTATGGACAATGCTGTTCACACATTAACCTCTGATAGTCCAACACTTACGCAACTACATAATTTGAGTGTTGCTGATGCTGCTCATGTATCGACATCTGATACACCTGACTTAACGCAGGCACATGCCCTCTCTATTGATGATAGCAGCCATGTCCTGACATCGGATAACATCATATTAAATGCAAGCCAATTCTTGGTAGTTACTGACGGGAGTCATGCACTCACCAATGATAATATAGTTTTTACACAGATACATAATCTTGCGGTAGCAAGTGCTACCCATGCCCTGACTTCCGATAACATCGCGCTTACTCAGGCGCACAATCTAATGATTACGGATTCGACGCACGCCTTAACTTCCGATAACCTCGATCTTGTTGAACATAAGACCATAGTTATAGAGGACGGCACTCACGCTTTTAGATCGGATGAACCAAACCTGATACAGCACTTTACGCTTGCGCCCTCCGATTCATCTCATATTCTTGCCTCAGATAGTCCGGCGCTGATTCAGACATTTATTTTGGCTGTGAACGCTGGAAATCATACTTTAACCTCTGATGTTATCGATCTGATAGAACACAAAACACTTACCTTAAATGACGCGATTCATGCCTTAAGTTCGGACAACATAGATTTGATACAAAATCATTTTTTAGTAGCCAATGATGGTGTCCATGCCGTGACCTCGGATTTGCTTACTTTGGCGCAGTTATATAATCTGGTTGTGGCGCCAGCAAGTCATACGCTTTCAAGCGATAATATAGACTTAGTACAAAATTTAACTTTATCAATCTCCAATTCAAACCATGCTTTCACATCTGATAATATTACTTTGTCATGGTCTTATTATCTGGCTATAGCGGATGCCTTGAGTTCTCTCGATTCGGATATTATTACACTTATTGAACAACATTATCTCAGTGTTGATTCAGCAACAAGTTTAATGAGTGATTCTTTTGATCGGTTGCTCTATGCAGATTTATTGGATCAGGTTGTAGCGCGAAGTGGCGTGCAGACAATTTATTCTACGGCTGGAATTAACAATATTTCTTCTTTATCTGGCATAAATAATGTGGTATCATCTACTGGAATACAGGAAATAATCGCAGGTTCTGGTGTAACGGGAGTTTAATATGAAGGAGTTTTTATCCATATGACAACAGAATTTCGTTCTAAACAACCCTCAGAGAAGTGGCCTATTAGTTTCGACTTCACCGCGAAACTCGGATCGGCAACCATCGCATCTGTTACTTCCATAATCGCGCTGGACGAACTCGACAATTCCAATGTTTCGACAACAGTTTTAGATAGTACCCTGCAAACCAACACGACAACTGTTGTTTATACTTACGTGCGAGCAGGAACAACGGGGCATAACTACCTCATAACCTGTATCATCGCCGGTAGTGATGGGTCTATCCATGAACTTGAAGGGATCCTCCCTGTCCTTGAAACACCCACTTCCGCAACAACATCTGGAGGCGGAACAAGGTGCGTCGTTGAACCAACGTTAGAACCCGTTACATTAGCCGAATTACGTACCGCACTCGGCATAGACTCCGGCACAATGGCAACCGATTCGACTCTATACACATCCATCGCAGGCGGGGTCGCATGGGGTCGTAGCAGGATACACCCTTTTGGGAACAGCTATTGATGTTCTTGGCCATTCTACAGTAGTTTACCTTACCCCTGTAAATAATGGCACTGGTGGCACCGTAGATGTGAAAATTCAAGAAGCAGATACTCTGTCTGGTACTTATACCGATTGGGCAACAGGAGCCTTCACGCAGGTTACAGAGGCCAATGATACTACTATCCAAGAGAAAGCCTACACAGGTTCTAAGAAATATATCCGAACCGCAGCGAAGACGCTTGTGGCCGCTTGTGAATTCGGAACTTCCATCATGGTTTAGGGAACCGAATGTATCAGATGATTCATTATTAACCGACTTGATTGAAACTGCGCGCCGTGATGTCGAAAATCGATACTTCTCGTAAACTCATTACCNAAACGTGGGATTATTGTCCAAAGTCATAGGTCCTTCCGGTGACAAAATTAAATTGCCGTGGGGGAACTTGCAATCGGTTACAAGTGTGAAGTGGAAAGATTCTGATGGCACCGAGACAGCCCTTGTTGAAAATACTGATTATGTGGTGGTGCTTAATGGAACTCAATGCGGATTTATAGGGCTTTTGTACGGGGGAACATGGCCGAGTGGTACTTTATACCCTCATAATCCAATAACTATCCGTTTTGTTTGTGGATATGGTTCTACGGCAGCTTCAGTCCCGGTCATTGCAAGGCAAGCTATCAAGGCCAGATGCGTCAACCTCTATGCAAACCGTGGGGATGATGTGATTGGGGTGAATACTGTGAATTATGATCGAACTTATGATAGGCTTATAAACAGTGTCGGACGATTACACGATATGGATTTCGACCTTTAGGAGTAGAACGTGCGTATTGGTGACTTAAATAGGAATCTCACGTTCCAGGCTCCCTCTGGTTCCCCGGTTACGTGGACAACCATATTCACTTGCAAGGGTGCAATTTGGCCATTGAACAGTAACGAGTCCATGCAGGCATTAGCTATGGGAGGTACTATCACCGGCAAGATTCGTATCCGCTATAGACCAGTTCAGATTAAGGCAACTTGGCGTGTGACTTGCGGAAGTACCATATACTCGATAGTCGGGCCGCCGATTAATCTTAGCGGCAAGAACGAATATTATGAGCTGAAAGTCAAGGAGGCTGTGTAATGCAACTGCTGAAAGACGCTATAGATTTGAAGCTCCTTGATTCCACTTTGTATTGGACGGTGGGTGGCCGGTGCTATTTCAATACATCCCCTACCGACGACTATCCCCGGGTGGTTTACTCCCGCGTATCCGGTGTGCCTGACAACGCCTTTGCTAAAACCGGTGAAAGTGTACTTATCCAATTCGACTTATTCTCCATGCAATCGGCAGGGGATACGGAAATCCTCACAATGGAATCACAGTTGACTACACTCTTAGACGATTGTACCCTAACCATTTCAGGGAAACTCTGCGTAGGCTTCATGCGGCAGAACACGGTTGATATGGTTGAAGACTTGTCGGCACTTAGCGACGGCTCGGCATTGGTTTTCCACACAGTGATAGAGTACGAGGCAACTTATCAAACTGCATAAGAAAGGAATAAAATGGATGCAGATTAAAAGGTTATGGTGTATTATCTTTCACAAAAAGTACCATAAACGGTACATGGACAAGGGGTCGCTGAGTATTTATTTCACAATTATTCAGTGTGGGAAATGTAGGAAGCAGTGGATAACAGATTAAGAAAGGAATCACATGGAAAAGAATCTCGATGAAATAACCCGTAAGGAATGGGTAGCTTACCGCTGGATCGAAATTCCACCTACAATGGACGATTCGGACGATGATAGAATCTTCCGTAGTGCTGGTAAACGTACTCCCGATGAAGCATANCANGCATTNGAAGAGTGGGAAGTAACCGCAGAAGATCGTGGTGTAGATGTCGAACCCGAACCGGAGAAAGGAGTTATTCAATAATGGCTAAATCTAAAATTACCATAGGCGATATCGAAGTTCAACAAGTAGATTCATTCAGCATGGGTGGCTACGGCGGCAAGGATGCTTTTGAGTCAGCAGAGATTGAATCATTTATCAGTGCTGCTGGTTCCGATGACCTCCCCACTTTCGGCGGCTCATTCGTAGGCGGCATTTATCTTCAGCAAGTACCAAGTGAGCTTGCATCATGTATCAAGGCAATTATGGCAACGTCTAATTCTAATTCCCCCATCAATTCCTACCTTGAAATCGGCGTTGCGGCAGGTGGCACGGCATTTATTATCAACCACTTTTTCCATCCATCTCGTATTGTGTTAATTGATGACAACCAGCATCCAAAATCTAAACATCGTGCTGCCATACTCCAGGGAATCAACACTGAACAAATTATTGGGAATTCTCATGATTACAATATTATTGATAGAGTAGATGGCCTTTTTGATCTCATTGTTTTAGATGGCGATACCAGTTATGAGGGAACATTAGCAGATGTGAGCAATTATCTGCCCAAACTTGCCAAAGGTGGTTTTTTGGTTCTGCACGATACGGCTAATTTAGGGTTAGGTGTTTGTCGAGTAGTAGAAGAATTAAGGCAGGGGACAAATCTCGCATTTCTTGGCGAATGGATTGCTAAAGAAGTCCCGTCCTGCGGAAACGTTTTGTTCAGAAAGGAAATGTAAATGACCAAGTATCCCTACATCATTATGGCACCTCCTTATCGCAATAGTTCTGCTGGTGTACGTGCTTTATATGAACTCCGAAACCACCTTGAATCCGCTGGCTACGAAGCTAAAATCTTCCAAGGTGGCGATGCTCCTGCTAATTCCATAGTTGTCTATCCGGAAACCGTATCCAGCAATCCGATGAAGGCTCGCACAGTGGTTCGCTACGTTCTTAATTATCCAGGTTTATTAGGTGGTGATAGTTCATACGATTCTGCTGAGTTAATCTTTACCTTTTCTCCAGCATACTACCCTACAGCCCCACTTTTAACCGTGCCTATCATCGAACCGTTTTTCCGTGATTACGGCTTACCGCGCTCAGGTGGTTGCTTCTGGGTAGGCAAAGGCGAAGGTATAGTTGACGAAATCCCAGAAACAAAGGGGCTAACGGAAATCACCTACACTTGGCCGGAAACCAGGCAGGAATTAGCTAAGTTTCTCAACGAAAAAGAAATCCTCTACTCCTATGATGATTGCACAGCACTTATCTACGAAGCTCGCAAGTGCGGTTGTAAGGTAGTGGTAATCCCCGGCGAACAGGTTGTCCCCTCATACGATGAATTAATCAAAGATTTCGATATCCAATTAGACCATTTTATTCGCATAACCCAAGACGCTGCTGAGATAAAGTTGAAATTATCGTTTGGCTGTTTAATTAATGACCAAGTGCGGTTTGATATGGTTCTCCGACAATCACAGATAGAGGGTAGCTTGAATTACATTCACAACGCCGAATCAGCTACCAAGGGGTTGAATATATTACTGGATAAGGCAGAACAAGAAGGGGCCAATATTTGTTGCTTAGTACATCAGGATATGTATTTCAGATCCGGCTGGGTTGACCAGGTACGATACCAAATCTCTATGCTGCCTGACGATTGGGTGTGTGCAGGTGTTATCGGCAAAGACGCTGATGGGATTATTTGTGGTAAGTTCCATGATATGAGAATTCCAAGCCATTTTGACACTTCTGATATTCACCCTTTTCCCCATCCGGCATGTTGTTTTGATGAATGTGTGATTATCGTTAATATGAAAAGTGGATTTAGGTTTGATGAATCACTAAATTCATTTGACCTTTATGGCACTCTTTGCGTTCTTCAGACATGGGAAATGGGTGGGACAGCGTGGATAATTGATGCGTTTTGCGAGCATTATTGCCTCCGTCCATTCACTTGGTTCCCGCCAGAAGAGTTCTGCGCAAATTACAAAATGCTCTATGATAGATTTAGTTCCAAGTGGAAATTGGATACCACTGCATTAGGATTGTCACCTGATGCCGTAGAACGATTAGAACAGATCAGAAAATTCATGACTTCAGCGGCACCATTTGATGAGAAAGAAATGGAGGCCGTAGTATGATGACCGAAGACAGTAAGAAAATTTGCCAAGCAATCATACGTGCTGCTAAAATGTTGATAAAATTGCTTGAAGATTTGATGAAATAGAAGTAAAGTATTACCACATAGCTTCCAGTTTGTCCCTCGAAAGACGCGCAATCTGGATAGTCAGCCGCGCACCAGCCCGCTGAGATGGAATTAACAATTCATTTCGGTGGGCTTTTTTATTGCTTCCGAAACAATAAGGAGGATAAGTAAAATGGCAAAAATATCGGGCGTAAACGGTAAGGTGCTATATGGGAGTGTCACTGTAGCCAATATGGTGTCGTGGTCAATGTCGGGGTTCAGCCTGCCGGTAACCTCAGCACCTACAGCATTTGGTGATACCGGCACAAGAGTGTACGAAGTGGCCGAATTGGGTGAGGCTGGTACAATCGAATTTAATGGTAATTATGATCCCGCAGACACCAATGGTCAGTTGGCGTTGTCGACAGTCTGTCAGGCAGGAACGCATCTCACCGACATCTATCTCTACGCGAATGTATCTACTTTTTGGCGTGTAGCGGCGGGTGGATATATTATCGTCACAAAAGCCAATGCGGTCACTCTGCCTCGCAACAACTTCGGCACTATATCGTTCTCTGGTCAGGTGTCAAGTCAGGCTATGGAGCAGGTAGGTACTGGTACATAATTGTAACTTAATTCAAGAACTGGGAGGTTTGGTAATGTCGCCAGCCTCCCCATAACCATCCTATGGGATAGAAAGGCAGTAAAAATGCTAATTTCGCTTGACACTGCACAGGGTGAATGGTTTCCTTTCCAGAACTCCAAAATTGATCCGGTAACTGGGGAGCCTGTATTTGATGATCCGGTAACTGATGCAAAAGTACAAATTCGTTCAATGACTCCATTCTTTGAGGAACGGATAGCCAGTAGAAAACGACAGACCGAACACGTAATGAACCCCAAAACCCGGCAGATGGAACGTATATCATTCTACGCTGAATTGTCGGTTGAGGAAGCCAAGTCCGAACGTGACGATGCTTTTGATTTTGCCATTACTGGTATTGAGGGATTTAAGGATGCTAAGACTGGTAAGATGATTGATGGTAGCCGCGAGAATAAACTGGCTCTCATGAAGGTGCCGGTATTCGACAGGTTCTTTGCACGGTGCCAGCAGTTATTGTCAAGTTCTGGAGTGAAGGAGAAAGAACAAGCAAATTTTCCGATTGGGCAGTCTACATAACTTTATGGGGTGGTGCTGACCCTATTTACTGCCCTACTGTTTGCACAGCGATGTTTGAGGCTCGCAATCCACCACAGGAGCCAGTGTGCGATATTTGCACAGATGAACGTAAGAGGGTTGATTTGCTACCGGAGAATGAGGTTGCAGCTAAGATATTCCTGATGACCCGCGGCCAGTGCGAATGTAGGTGGAATGGCGAACAGGATATAGAAATTGACCTTTACCATCCATCCGTCTGGAAGGCTATAGAGAAGTTTCCGGGCGGGGTTCAAGACGAGTGGGGAACATTTCAAAAAGTAAATAGAGCGTGGCATTTTGCTCAACAGAAGAAGAGGGATAGCGAGGGTTAGTGATGGCGGTTCAATTCAAACTCGATATGTCAAAATGGGATACCGAGTTTTTCCATGATGCTCTTGACCGTATTGAATCTGCCGCCGATGTTATCCGTGATAGTGCAAAGTCTAAGCTTAAATCAAGCATTGCAGCGGCAAGAGGCAACCCACCTCCCTCACTTGCAGGCGAACGGTGGAAAGAACATGGTCCCTCTGGAGCATCATGGACGGCGCGATATCATAAGGAAATGGTTAACACTATCCGTACTGTCCGGTCTAAAGACCCATCTGTGAAAAATATATGGGTGCGAGCAGGTGCTTACGACCCGTGGTGGGCTGTCCAACTTGAATACGGGCATGGGGGTTGGAAGGGCGGAGCAAAACCGTTCTTCCGCCCTGCTATAAAGGGATCAGTGGGGCAAGTTATCTCTATTTGCGAAAATGGCGGTGGGCCGCGAGGAGCTAAATAATGGGCAAACCTGTTGGTGTGATGACGATCTCACTCGATCTTGAGACTGCCGCTTATACTAAAGCTCAACAAAAGATACTCAATGAATCAAAAGAAGCCGCATCAACCATCAATGCCAACCTCCAGCGGTTAGGTGTTACTTCCGACCAAATCTATGCTGCAATGGCAACACGGGCCGAGGCGTCTTTTCGTAAGATTGGTCTATCTGCAAAATCATCGCTTGCTGAAGTCGAACGGTCGTATGCCGCAATGGTGGCTTCAATTAATACCACAAATCAGAAGATGGCCGCTAATCCTCTTTTTGAGACATTAGGTGTTCGTTCCGCAGCAGCCATTAATGCCCAGAAAGCAGCCGTTATTGCCTCTTACGAAGCCATAAAGACAACAGGCAATTATACGGCACAAGACCTCGTAAACATCGAACGTGCCAAGAATGCCAAACTAAAAGAACTCAACAAAGAGATGGTTGGTAATCACGAGATGTCTATGGCGTCTATGACAAGGGCGNTGTTGAGATTCTATGCGGCTTATTATGTTATTTCAAGTGCTATTCAAGTCCTTAGTGGTGCTTTTATGTCTGGCATTAAGGCTATTGATGAGATGAAGGTATCTACCATCGGTGTTGCCGCGCAAATAACCACTATGCAAGGTACAACTGGCGATATAGCAAGAAACTATAAAGATAATTTAAAATATGCTGAAGCCTTGATCCCTGTCTTGCAGCAAGTTGATGTGAACTCTTTTGCTAACTTATCCCAGATTCAAAAGATGAACATGGCTATGTCTATGCAGGGGTCTATTCTTGATGTCAATAATCAAAAACAGATTGAATCATTTACAGCCTTAACAAACGCTGTAGCCTTATTCACCCAAGGACAGGATAAGGAAAGGCAAGCTTCACAAGAAATCCGAGCACTCTTCTCAGGACAGGTTAGAGAAGGTAATATGGTTGCCTTGATGATAGATCAGCAGATTAAAAAAACTGGTGAATACAAGGATGGCCTTAAGGGACTCGTTGAAGAAGGTAGGAAATATGGCAATACCCTTGAGCTATTAACTCCATATTTAACAGGCATTATCGCGGCATCCGGTGACATCAAATCAACATGGGCGGCAGTGTCATCATCTATTGAGACCACATGGAATATTATGCAGAGGGGATTATTTAAAGATGCCTATAATAGCCTCGTTGAAAGTGGTCAGGTTGCAACAGCATGGTTAAAAGCAAATCAAGATGAGGTTGTTCAATATATTAAGATCGCTTGGGGGTTCATTGCAGATGCTTTTACGGCAGCATGGAATGTGTTGAAAGGTTTTATTCCGATTATGAAAGATATGGCTGTGTTGCTTACTCCGATTGTTTATGGATGGGGTGGGGTGCTTGCCGCATTGAAACCTATAGGTGAAGCTATCGGGGATGCCGTAGCAATGACTTATGCACTTGGTAAAGCGATTGTTAGTACGGCAATGGCTGGTTCAAGGTTGGCCGTATTCGATTACAAGGGTGCTAAGCTATATTGGAATGAAGCCAAAGAAGGTTACTCTGAAGTTTGGAGATTACAGAAAAAGAACTTTGAGCTTGTGACTACGGGAGTTGCTGATTCTGTTGTAGCGTATAACAAGCAATACGAAGCAGCAAAAAAAGCTACAAGCAGTAAAGTGACTGCACCTATCATTCCACCGGGAGCTGATAAGCCTGTTAAGGATTCCGTTAAAGACCACACGGAAATGCTTCGCGCCAAGATGCAGGCGGATAAGGCTTATTATGATGAGCAAGTCAAGACGGCTGAACAAGTTGCAAAGTTAAGTCAACGTGCGGGGCAGGATGAATTCAAGACCATCCAAGTATTATATGATTCTAAGCAAGCTGCGCTTAATGCCTATTTGGAAGTTGAATATGCAAATGCAGCAGCACAGGTAAAAATCGAAGCCGATGCAGCGAAAATATCAAAGGATGGTGTAGCTAAAGAGTTTGATGCACAAAAGGTATTATTGGAAAAAAATAATGCCATTTATGCGAAATACTCTAAGGATTGGGAAAAGAACGAAGGCGACCGTGCCATAGCTAATGAAGATGACCGCTAAGATGACTATTTCAACTATGGCGAATCTTTATAAGACCATTGGTGATTATTCCAAAGAATCTCTCGATATTCAAGTCAAGCAAATTGAAGAAAAATATATTAATGAACAACGATATGCTTCCCATACCAAAGAACAATTAATAATTCTTGAGAAAGCAAAAAACACCGAAATTTTCAATCTCCGAAACGCCGCCGAGAAGAAGTTGCTTGATATGCAGTTGTCGTATGCGGCTACCATTTATGGCGTAACATCAACACAATACAAAGACCTCACTGCGGTGGCTATTCGCAACCAGATTGATATACTTGAACAGCAATTTAAAAACGCTGGGTTAGCTTTCGATAGACGAGCGATGATGACCGTATTGGAAAACGAAGCAAAACAAAAGAGTTTACAAATAGAATATGATTACTATTCCCAAATTGCGGGATTTGAACAAATTGCTTTTGATAAAAAGATGAAATTCATTAATTTGGAAAAAGAAGCCAGAATAAATGCTGCTCATGAATCAGCAAAGGCTGTTGATGAAATGTATAAAAAGGGACTGGTAGGCGTGGAGTCTGTTATCGCCGCACACAAAGAAGAAGCCCAAATAGTATCTGCTGCTACTCAAAAAGCCACACAAGATACTATGTCTGCTCAAAACAGTATCATTGATGGAATCAAATCAAGGTTTGACCAAGAGCATAAATACCAGAACGAATCCCTCACTAATGCGATTGCCGTTTTCGACAACGCATCTGCCTTAATGGATAAAGAATCCAGTGAGTATAAATTAATGCAGGACATGAAGGAAGCAGCACAGATTGCTGAATTAGCCTTAATTGTTGCGAAGAATGCGGCTGTTTTGGCGGGAATACCGGCAATTGCGGCTGCTACCACAGCAGCAGCAGGGCAAGCGGTTGTTCAAGGTGCTGCGGCAACTCTTACGGCTGGAACAGGTGGGGATGGGTACACCGCTTTTGCACGTATAGCCGCAATGATGGCGATTGTAGCGGCGGTATTATCAGCAGCCGGCATTGTTGGTGGGACAAATTCTTCAGGATCAGCTTCGCTTCCTGCCCTTCCCAAATCCACAGTTCTCGGTGCGGCAGATGGTACAGGTTCAGAATCAATCCAGAAGTCGTGGGAACTTATGCAAGACACCTACGATATGGAATATCGGGAGTTGTCCGGCATCTACGATGAGATGAAAACCTTAAACACCAATATCACCGGGCTTGTAACCTCGTATATCAGGACGGGGGGGATTAGCGCGGAAGGGATAGGGACATCTACAATGGGTGCGGCGGAAAAGGCATGGCTGAATGCCGCTGATTCTACCATAGGGGGCATATTTACCGGACACCTTGTTACCGATGCAATCTTCGGAAATAATAGCCAGATAGGGAACTTTCTGACAAAAATAAGCGATGTATTCACGGGTTGGACTGGAAGTCTTATCGGCTCCATCTTCGGTGGTGGCACTAAAACATGGTCGGGAGGGTCGGGCATTTCTTTGGGAGCGACAAGTATTTCCAACCTACAGCAAGGAGCCGCTATGCCTGCTTCGTACTATGCCGTAACGGGTCACAAAACGGATGGGGGATGGTTCGGAAGTGATAAGACATGGGTGACGACATCATACCAAGCGATTAACGAGGACGTCCAAAATCTAATTACTAAGGTCTTTTCCGGCATGGGGAGCACTTTGGTTTCTTTATCTTCAGGGTTGGGAGCCGATATACAAAAAGCCCTTAACTATACGTTCAAAAGCGTTGCCGTAAATTTGGAAGGGTTGGACGCAGAAGCGGTGACAAAAAAACTAAACGAAACATTCTCTGGGATAATGGATACTGCGGCCAGTGATTTATTTGGCGACGCAATAAGAAAATATCAGGAAGTAGGCGAGGGTCTGATGGAAACAGCTACCCGGTTATTGACCAACAAAGCAATCGTTTCATATTGGATAGATAAAATGAATCAATCCTTCCAGGGAACCATACCGGAGGCTATCAAGTTCTCCGATACACTCGTAACCATTGCCGGATCATTGGAAGACCTTACAGACGCCATGCAGACATATTACGATAAGTTCTTTAGCGATTCCGAAAAACAGGCGAAACTTAAAAAAGAGTTAATGGGCGAATTTTCCGCCCTTGGTTATGGGTTGCCTGGGGATCGGGCTGGTTATCGTTCCCTTGTAGAATCTTTAAATCTTACCACAGATGCGGGGCAGGCGGCCTATGTAGCGTTAATGCAAATGTCTGAGAGTGCTGATACTTATTATCAGTATCTTGAGGATGCGAAAGACGCCGTGAAATCTAAAATCAGCCCTGAAAACTATACCACTAATCTTGCGTATCAAAGGGCTTTGGCGGGGTTGCCTTCCTATGCTGATGGTGGGGTTGCTGTCGGTCCAATAAGTGGTTATGAAGCTACGTTGCACGGGACAGAACTTATTGTATCTCCACGTACAAGTTATCCAGCCACAGTTAAGGGTGGAAACAATGATGAATTACTTTCCGAGATACGGGCATTAAGGGCAGAATTGGGCGCGGGTAATTATCAGATTGCCGCCAATACTCAGAAATCAGCTAAGTATTTACAGTACCTTGAACAATGGGATGATGATGGTTTACCCCCGGAACGTAGTTAAGGAGTTGAAATATGTCCTTTCAAGTGATTGAGCCGATAGCGGTGAATGATACCATTTTTACGGGTTCTAATGTTCCCGAGGCCGATTTACAAGAATGGTCAAGCGGTACTGCCTACGCTGTTGGTGATACCGTTATGGTGGCGACTTCAGTGGCAAATACGCACAAAACTTATGAATGCTTGGTTGCTCAAAGTGCGGGATTAACGGCTGATTTGCTGGATGAAGATTGCTCGGATATATCGGATTGGACAGATGATGATACGGGGGGAGCGGTTTCTGAGGTTTCACCAACTGGACAATTTCGTTTTGATACGAATGCAACAGCCGGGGATATGGCGGCGAGAGATCGGTTTATAGCTTCTCCACCAAATTTATTTTCTTTAGAAATAAAAACATATTTTGATGCGTTGGGAACGTTTCCCTCACCTCTGGGAAGCTTAAATTTAATCTATTCTGCCGCTGCGTGGCGGTTTCAAGCTCAATTCAGTTCTGATGGCTTATTTATTTACAAAGCTGCTGCTGCTTATGGTGAAGTGGGTGCAAATATAGTTAAATGTAATACTACTGCGGCGTGGCAAACTTGGCGTTTTGAAGTTAATAAAACTACATTATCTACGGCCACGGTTCAGGTTTTTCTGAAAGAAGAAGGTGGAACTTTTGTTTCTCAGGGAACGGTTGATTGTGATTATGAAACAGCTTTTATAGGGGATGGTGAATTTTACTTACTGCAATATGGGAACACTACCAACAATAGAGTTTCTCACATTGATTACATTAAAGTTGCCACTGGTAACGGTAAGATAGCCAGTATTGATGATTCCCCCGTGGGCAATTCCGACTGGCTTGAGGTTGATTCAACAAATCGCTGGAGAGCTTTTAATGGTGTGCTTGGTTCGCAAACCGAACAGGCGACAAAGATTGAATACGTCCTCACCCCAGGCGAAACGATTGATAGCGTAGCCCTCCTTAATCTCGAATCCGACACTATTGATATAGTTGAAATTGATACGGCAGATCAGTTAATTGTAAATAATGACTGGACGGATGCGACAGGCGGGACTCCTCCGACAGGATGGACAGAAGTAGGAACTGTACC